AGAGATGCAGCGTGTGGTCGTTGGGATTGACCCCGCCGTTACCCATAGCGCCAACTCCGATGAGACGGGTATCGTTGTCGCGGGTCGTGGTGTGGATGACAGGTTCTACGTTCTCTCGGACAGGAGCATCAAGGCTTCACCTGATGGTTGGATGCGTGAGGCGCTGGATGCGTTCTACCTACATGATGCAGACAAGATTATCGCAGAGGTCAACAATGGAGGAGACCTTGTGGAGCGTCTCCTACGGACGATTGATAGCAGCGTTTCCTACAAGAAGGTCACGGCGACCAGAGGCAAGATGGTAAGGGCAGAACCCATCGCTGCGCTTTATGAGCAAAAGAGGGTGTCACACGTTGGAAATTTTGATATATTGGAAACTCAAATGTGCGAATACGCAGGGGAAGGCAAGTCGCCTGACCGAATGGATGCCTTAGTTTGGGCGTTGACAGAGTTAAGCCGTTCAAGCGGACAGGCAATGTGGAGAATAAGTTAATGGGCATCCTAGATAGAATCGGCAATTTCTTTATTGGCGGAGATGGCGAAACAAAAGAAGCGCCAATGGTAATGTATCAGGGGGTCAACTCCGCTCCACGATCAGAATATACTTATGAGAACTTGGCGAAGGAGGGGTATCAACAGAACGCTATTGTATTCCGTTGCGTCAATGAGATTTCAAATGGCGCTGCGGCTGTCCCGTTTAAGGTCTTTCAGGGAGACACAGAGGTAGAGGCTCACCCACTTCTATCCCTACTGAACAGACCCAGCCCGCAATTTGCTGGCAACGAATACTTCCAAGCGCTTTACTCATTCTTGTTGCTGTCGGGTAACAGTTATGCTTGCAGGACTGACATTGCAGGCAAGCCTGCTGAACTGCACTTGCTACGCCCTGACCGCGTTCATATTAAGCCCAGCAAGACACAAATTCCTGATGCCTACGAATACAAGCTAGGCGGTAAGGTGGTAACATCGTATCCAGTTGACCCCGAAACGGGTAACTCAGAAGTCAAACACTTCAAGTTATGGAGTCCCCTCGATGATTACTACGGTCTCTCACCCATCAATGCGGCGGCAATGGATATTGATCAGCACAACATGGCGGCGCGTCATAATGTTAATTTGCTAAACAACGGCGCACGCCCAAGCGGTGCGATTGTGTTCCGACCCAAAGACGAAAGCGGTATGCCCGTCCAGTTGACGGATGCACAGCGTCAGCAGTTACACAATGATTTGAACTCACGGTTCAGCGGAACGCACAACGCTGGTCGGTCAATGTTGCTTGAGGGTGACTTTGATTGGAAAGAGATGGGTTTGTCTCCAAAGGATATGGACTTCTTAGAACTTAAAAACATGAGCGCCCGTGATATCGCGCTTTGCTTCGGCGTGCCTGCTCAGTTGGTTGGCGTCCCCGACAGCCAAACCTATAGCAACGTGGCTGAAGCCCGCCTCGCCCTGTATGAAGACACGATTATCCCACTGATGCGCCGTGTTGAGAGCGACCTGAATGAGTGGCTTGCTCCGCTTTACGAGGAAGGCTTGGAAATCAAATATGACTTTGACGGTATCCCAGCGATGGCAGAGCGCCGCCGTTTGGTTTATCAGAACGTGGTTGAGGCGGTTCGTGAGGGCATTATCAGCCGCAATGAGGCTCGTGACCGTCTCGGCCTTGAGTCCATTGAGGGCGGCGACGACGTTTACATCAACGCAAACCTGTTCCCGTTGGGGGCGCCTACAGAAGCACCAGCGGAAGACCCAGACGCGGATGCGGAGAAAGCTGCTGATACATATGAGGGAAAGTTTGCTAACAGCGAAGATGTCTTCGATAACATCCCTGATGCGGCAGCTAGAGCCAAGCGCTTGGGTTGCAGTGGCACACATACCCATCAGACAGAGAACGGCACGGTGGTTATGCCTTGCTCCTCTCACGAGGAATACGAGAAGGTCGCTAAGAAGAAATCCATCCCACATGATGACCTGAATGATGATGCTAAGGCAGAGAGTGACGTAAGCACTAAGCCTACAGATGAGATGGCCTCTAATGCCAAGCGCGGGCTTGAGTTGCGTAAGGAATATGGACGCGGCGGCACGATGGTTGGTGTGGCTAGGGCTACGCAGTTGGTGAGCCGTGAAAACCTATCGCCCCGCACGGTGCGCCGTATGCACAGCTTCTTTAGCAGGCATGAGGTTGACAAGCGAGCGCAGGGGTTCCGCCGTGGTGAAGATGGCTGGCCAAGCGCAGGATTGGTGGCATGGCTACTTTGGGGCGGCGATAGCGGTCAGTCATGGGCGCGGCGTAAGGTTGCTGAATTGGACAAGCAACGTGATAGCCGTAAAGAGATTGAAGAACTAATGTTCCCCTGCTGCGATGATTGCGATAAAAGCTGGCCACGCCCGCAAGAGGAGAAGGAAGCTGTAAGCGAGAAAGTCAAAAAGGCTCTTGAGGAAAAGGTCAAAGAACACAACGCCAAACATGGCGACAAAAAGGGCAAGCGCGTGACGTTGCGTATGTTGTCAGCGGTGTTCCGCAGAGGAGTAGGGGCGTATCGGACGAACCCGTCTTCAGTCCGTCCATCAGTAAACTCAAGTGACCAGTGGGCATACGCCCGCGTAAATGTTTTCCTTCAGGCTGTCAGAACGGGTAGGTTCAAGAGCGGTAAGTTTGATACTGACCTTTTGCCCAAAGGCCACCCCTTAAGAACAGGTGATTGATATGGATGATTTGATTAAATACTTGGTGTCTCTGGAGATGTTGTTTGTCGGCTTCCTGATTGGATGGTTCCTGCCCCGTGGTGATTTTCTAAAAGCGTTTCAGCGTGGGTTCTTATCTTCGCTACAGCGGTTCTTCAAATAGGTGTAATTTATGTTCAGTAAGCCACAGGTTCAGTTATTAAAAGCGATGAAATTGCTAGAGGGCGTCTTAGAAGGTAAGGACACAGATAAGGCGCAGCAATTCGTTTCAAAGTGGCGGGGTCGGGTGGAATCTGCTGGTGACTACATTAGAGATGTGGAATCATCAGATGACCACATAAACCGATAGCACCTTGCATCGTGACGAAATTTATCCTTATTATATTCATAATGACAGGCGAGCGGGCAGATGTAGTCGGCGCACAGTTGCAGATGAAAGCGTTTGAGTGCATCAAAGCAGCCCGCGAGATTAACGTAGAGGGAAGTAACCGATGGGCGGCATGTATGCCCGTAGCCAAAGACTGAGGGGTCATCATGGTTCAACCTTCTATAACTAAAAAACAGAGAGAGCAGGCGTTAGAGGCGGTTGCCGCACACGGCAATAATGTCACGGAGGCGGCAAAGTCTCTTAATATGCCTAGAGCAACATTAGTCGGCAGATTAAAGTCAGCGGGCTGGCAGCGGACAGAGGCAATGATTAACGCCGCTGACCCAACAACGGGCAATACCACAGCCGATGGTTCAATAACTATCCCCGTGTTACCCGATGAAGACCTCAGCCCCGATGAGTTGGTTGAGCGCATGACAAACAGCTTTAACCGAAAAAAAGAAAACCACGAAGCGCGGCGCTGGATACCGTTGAAGGTAAACTCCAATGCGCCGATGGGTCTTGCATGGTTAGGCGACCCACACGTTGATGACGATGGGTGTGATTGGCCTACACTTAGGCGGCATGTTAAATGTATTCAAGATACGGAGGGGCTTCATGGTTGTAGTATTGGGGACGTTAGCAATAATTGGGTTGGTAGGCTTGCTGCTCTATACGCAAACCAAAGCGCCACAGCGAAGGAAGCGTGGAAGCTGGTTGAGTGGCTTATTAAAGAAATTGACCCGCTTATTCTCATAGCTGGTAATCACGATATGTGGAGCGGTGCGGGCGACCCCGTAAACTGGATGAAGAAGCCGCATACGGTCTATGAGGATTGGTCAGCGCGGATACAGCTTTGTTTCCCCAATGGCTCAAACACCCGCTTGATTGCTGCTCACGATATGGCTGGACACTCAATGTGGAACCAGTTGCACGGACCGATGAAGCAAGCGAAGTTCCTACAGAACGCGGATTTCTATATTGCTGGTCACAAGCACACTTGGGCGTTGTCTCAGATTGAGTTGCCAGAGGCGAACAGGACACCTTGGCTTGCCCGTGCGCGTGGATACAAATTCTTTGATGATTACGCCGTAAAGCTGTCCCTTGAGGAGCAGCACTACGGCCATTCCATCGCAATGATTATCGACCCGAATGAAGAAAACCCCGTGCGCCGCGTCACCTGTTTTGCGGACTTGGAGGAGGGCGCAGATTATTTGACTTACAAAAGGAAGAAATATGGGGCATAATAGCGTGGTTGACAATGGTGTCACGGAGAACGGTAATATGAGTCAAACTGGCGAAATTACTAAAGAGGTTCACCATGCGGACAAGCCGTTAATTTATCTGCGCTCATCAGTGAGTAAAGATTTTGCGGCTGAGTTGTGCTTCAGGGGAGATGATGGAGTTTTCCATTCCTATGAAGTCAGCCCAAGAGCGTTAGCAAATATGCTCAACACGGCAACTTCCTGCATGGCAGAACACGCAAACAGGCAAGAGCGGGACTAGATGGATGTTGGAAAGAAAACGCCGTGGTCGTCTTGTATCAGCGAGGCGAGAAGTTGCGGAACAGAATAGAATCCGCAACTCGTATGAGCGGCGTTTAACTGGCCAACTCCGAAACCTGTTTGAGTCAATAGCGGAAACTGCTGTTCGCGAATATCAGGTGGGCGGCAGCCCTACCGTTCGTCTTGAAAACGTAACAAATAGAATATCCGAGGTCTTAGTCCCTCATTATCGTTCTATTATCCTTGCTATGGCAGACCGCTTTCGGACGGTAAAGGTTAAGCAGGATTACGAACAGGTTGTAAGGAACTATCTGCGGGACACAGCCACTGATAGGATAATTGGAATATCAGCTACAACGCAAAACCTTATTAGGCGTGCGCTCCTAGAGGCAGACCAAGAAACCAACCCCAGACAGGCCGCCAAACTTATAGAGGAGCGCGTAGGGGGTTCTTTCGGTAGGCGCAGGGCGATTACCATAGCCAGAACAGAAACGCACGCAGCGGCCAGCTATGCGAACCACGAGGTCGCTAAAGATTTGGGCGTTCCTATGCGGAAGCAGTGGGTGGCGACTAATGATGGTCGAACTCGGACATGGCACAGCAACGTCAATGGTCAGACTGTAGATTTGGATGAGGATTTCATCGTCCCGTATAAAGGGGTCGATTATCGCATGAAGCACACAGGCGACCCGAATGGTGGCGCTCACAATACGATTAACTGCCGTTGCGTCACCATCTACCTTGAGCCAGAGGATGTCGTGGTTGATGACCAGCCTGAGAGTCCAAAGCCGAGTCCGCAGCAACCATCTGATATTTCAGCTTATAGGCACAAGTATGATTCAGTAAGGCGAACCGAAATCAATGGCGATACATTGCCAATAGAACCAGCCGATACCGCGTTGGCTTCTTTGACCTCTCGGTTTAGCCGTAGCCAAAACGATGAAAGATACATGACTGCGGACAACAAGCCAGTCAGCACATATCGTGGGCGCAAGTTAGACGATTATGGGGAAGCCCGCCTGAGTGGGGCATCCGATAAAATGGCAACCGCACTTGATAAGATTATGGAAGAATTAGACGAGATTGCTGACCGAACTGGAGTGCCGCCTTTGCGTGGGATGAAAAAACTTCGGAGCAACTCCTCAGCCACGGCAGACATGGGCGATGGTGTTATGGGGTGGAATATAGCGTGGTGGAAAGAAATATCTGACAGCATTGGTAGGCCAGCGCTTGACACGACAAGGCTGAAGCTAGCCAATGAGCGCATCGCCGCTTATGAGTTGGAACTAGAATCTAGGGTTGATCGATTGCGTAAGCTAAGGGCGGATTACCTTGAAGGCTTTAGCGATTTCAAAAACGGTAAGATTTCGGAAACACTTTTTAGGACATATCACAAGAACTTTAATGATTACAATGACGAACTTGAAAAGTGGAAAAAGAAGTCACGCAAAGAATTGAAGAATGATTATCAATATGCGAAAGGAACCGCAAACCCAAGCGCATCGAAGTGGAAGCAGGGAGATAATCCGAACAGCAGGCCTTGGTCTGCTAAATACTACTTTGAAGACCCAGTTGATAAAATAAGAGCCACAGCTTATCACGAGATGGGTCATCACGTTCATCAAATGTGGGAACCCATGCTAAGGGGTTATTCAGGCTCAGGTCGCCTTGAGCGGGGTGAACTTTCTCGTCGCTGGCGACACAAAAAAACAGCGGCGACAAGGTATAGTGACAGCAATAAGCATGAATGGTTTGCTGAAAATTTTTCATTGTTTTGGATGGGTCGCAGGGATTTGGTTACCCCGAAGTTCTTAGATTACATGGAGGAAGTGTTAGATGTCGAAATACCTAGATAAGGCACAGGAGATATTAAATAGGGGGCGTGAAGCAACAAAAAAAGAACTTTCTCAGTTGGTGGGGTTGACCACATTGCTAGTTGGAGATGAGTGGGAAATGGGCTTGGATATTATGGAGGCGGTTGCGGTTATGGTTGGAAACAGACCTGATATTAGTGAGGAAGAATATGAACGCCTTATGGAAGGCGATGCCATAGCTGATTTCGACCTACTGGAAGGAATATAATTAGGTTCGGTTGAAACAAATGTGGAACGATTGTAAAATAACTGGAGAAAGGGTATATTATGCCATTACCGAAGCCAAATTCAGGTGAAGCTGAAGAAGCCTTTATGGAGCGTTGCATGAGCGATGACAAGATGGGGGCGGAATACCCAGACAAAGACCA